CCGCATAATGCGGGGCTCCGGGCTTAGCCGCCTCTAATCATGGCCCTACTAGGTGTGTTGAGCTACCTCATGACTCGTGTTGCTCGTACCAGAAACCGTAGTGTAACCATTGCTGGTTCATTCACGACCTGGTGGCACCTCCCTACTCGGATCTCTGGTGGCACTGTTAGCCGCGGGAAGGTTCTCGCGTCTACATGCTCCGATTTCCATGGGAGACCAATAGCAGATTCCACCTTTACGTCAGTTCAGGCCACAGGGTGGCCAGTGCTGAACGGATCGGCAGTCAGCTATTACAAATATGCAACAGAGAAGTGGGAAGTAGTGTTCAATAATACCTGTGTTTCAATAGGGACGCCTCCGAACGAGACGCCCCTAGTGGCACCAGCTGGGTGGTTCCTATCGACAGTGGCGGGTACTAACCCTTCACGACCTGTAGTTACCATTCCTACACTGGTACAGGACTTTATTGACATCCCCAAACAGATTCGAGACTTGGGAAAACTCCTTGCATCCCCTAGGTCACAGGCCAACGCCAAAGGCGTTGCAAACCAGTTTCTTAGTTGGAAGTTCGGATGGCTCCCCTTGTTTGACGATCTGCATCAGCTACTCGACCTGCAGGCCTCCATTATTAAGCGTAATAAGGAGCTGCATGCCCTGTATAGCGGGAAGGGACTCAAGCGTCGCCTGAAGTTTGACGATACTACTGAGAACAGCGAGGGTGTAGACGTTTACTTCTTCAAAAATGATGGAGTAAAAACGTCACAGATGAACGTACTTGTCGACAACGTCGTCAAGAAGCGTTCCTGGGCTACCATAACTTGGTACCCTACCACCCCACCGCCCTATCACCCTGATGATGCTAAGTGGAACGACCTGTCTCGCAGGCTTGTCCTTGGATTCACCCCAGAAGGGATGGCCAAGGGACTATGGGATGTTATCCCATGGACCTGGTTGTTGGGTTGGTTCACCAATGTTGGTAAGTACACGTTAGCGTACTCCAACACTGTGCCGGCTTCCCACTCTAAAGCTTGCTTTATGAGTGAAGTGGTTAGCACTAGCAAAATCAAAAGTATCGTACCCATCGGCACTACAGAATTCAGTGTCGTGGGGTCAGGCTCGCGTACGTACTCCAATAAGACTAGAGTTGTCTCTGGAGCACTCACACCTGGCTTCAACATGCCCTATTTGGACATGTCAAGGCTGTCAGTATTAAGTGCGTTGGCTATCCAGCGCATAAAGCGCTGAGGTCATTGCACTAATACAAGGTCAAACTCTTATGCTCGGTACCTCTCTTACTCTTACGCTTGATGGATCTGGTGGCACCGCCAAGGTGCTACCGCTCATCAACCAGGATGGTTATTCGTCCGAATATTATTTGGACGACACCACCGTGACCTACCGCGCGAAAGTGCGGCATTCACGTGACAACGTTAAAGCTGGCACACAGGCCTACGACCGCCACTCTGTGACGATCACTAGGTACCTGAAGCCGGCCGGCGCTGTTGCTGGGTCGCAATCCGAGGTGACGTTCACGATCAGAAATGATCCGAACGGCGCCGCCAGTGACATTATTGATGTCTCCGAGGCCATGTCTTTCTATATGGTCAAGGCTGGTGGAATTGCGGCGAAGCTGTTGGGCTGGGAATCCTAACCCACAGTGTTCGAGAGGGCTTAGCCGTAGAGGGCATTACACAGGAGAAAGACCTATGCAAGCCCAGTACAGCTACGCAGAGTTTATCCTAGGTACGTACAAGGCGCAGTTAGTTGATTGCGCCGAGCAGTATCCGGAACTCACCAAGGAGTTTAACCGCGATTATCAGCGGCTGAGCTCTGCGATCGAGAGCCATGGCGTCCGGTTCGCACTGGACGTCATGCCTCAGTTCCGCAAACACCTTGATCAGTGTTTAGCGAAACAGCGTCTAACACCTACTCACCTCATACATTTTGGGGTGGGCAAGGGGGGGACAGTCCCACGACTTTTTCGGGGCTTAATCCTACGCGTCTTCGATCGTTCTGGTGTTCTTAGGCACGATGCCGATAAAAATGCTGTCCGCGTCCTCCGGCAGCTCCTAGGAGCTGTTCGTAAGCTGCGGATGGCATGTTCTCTGAAAGACAGCGGTAAAGCTGTTCAGGAGTTCATCGCCATCGATAGTAGCGTCAAGTCGCCGTCCCTTAGTTGGGATAGCGTCTCGGATTTCCATGACGAGTCAGAAACTAACACGAGTTCCTTTGTGGACTTGTGTGAATCTACGACTTATCAGGGAGAGCTTCCTTTTCTTGAGGAAGAGCTGCGTCCCGCTCCAAACTATCAACTCCTGCAGTGTGTTCAGCACGTAGCTGACTACATATGTTCGAAGTTGGGGCAATTTGACCCGTTGGAGTGGAAGCCTAAACATGGACCGGGGGCGGTGTCAGATCAGCGATTTGGCGTAAATAAATACGCCTTCAATAGCTGGACTGACAGGCTGGAGTCTACGTTTCCGTACGCCGACTTTGCAGTTGCAAACTACGGTGTAGCCGCGCAGAGACTCCTGGTAGAAGGGTCATCGCTGGATGCTCAAGAGCACCCTGCGAAACTCCTTGCTGTTCCTAAGACTATAGTTACTCCTAGGCTTATCGCCTCTGAGCCAACCTCTAGCCAATGGTGTCAGCAGATTGTCCGTGACTTCTTCTATCATCGAGTGCATCATTCGTCACTTGGCAACTTCATCGACTTTCGTCGACAGGAGCTTAATGGCGAACTTGCACTCAAGGCCTCCCATGATGCGTCGCACTCGACGATTGATCTGTCTAGTGCTTCCGATCGTATTTCTTGTTGGCATGTTGAACGGCTGTTTCGCCGCTCTCCATCCTTACTTCGATCCTTACAGGCCACAAGGTCTGCATGGATCGAGCAAGAAATATGTAGATTCTCTCCTAGGTATCACTACCTGCGAAAGTACTCTACCATGGGTAACGCCACAACCTTTCCTGTACAATCCTTATTCTTCCTTGCGCTGGCACTGGGATCCGTACTTTATGTGCGGAACCAGAAAGTTAGCGATAGGGTGATTCGGACTATGGGCAAGGCTGAGGTTCGAGTCTTCGGGGATGATATCATTGTCCCCGGAGATTGTTCCGACGTACTGGTTGAACTGCTCGAGGCCTTATCTCTTAAGGTTAACGTCCACAAGACTTTCACTAAAGGAAACTTTAGAGAGAGTTGTGGCGTAGATGCGTTCGCTGGTCACGATGTGACCACCGTAGGCATTCTCGACGTTCCACGACGTACCAGTCCTGGGTCCATCGTATCGTCTGTTGATGTACACAATAACCTCTGTGATAGAGGCTTCGTGCATACAGCAGCATATATACGGAAGACGGCCTCACGGCTTATATCTAACAAGATAAGAGCCGTGGAGCATGGATCGGGACTCTTTGGGTGGTCCTCGTTGTATGGCTTCGAAACACCACACCTTAGGGTGCGGCACAACCAGGCACTACAACGAGGGGAAATCTACTGTCTGAGAACTCGCGTTCTTGAGCAGAGATCTGAGCCCAAAGACTCATCCGGATTGCTTCAGTTCTTTACTGAAGCTCCTCGTGTTGTGTCTAGCGCCATATCGACGCTAGGCTACGCACTCCGGAGGCCTAAAGTAAGCTTAACTTTAGGTTGGGTGCCAACGAAG